ATACCTGGGCGTGCTTTTTATTTTGAGACATACTTACCTGAGTATGCTGCAATGTATGATAAGTTACCTATCAGTGCATTTGTTTCTTCACCAGAGAAACCATCACCTGATATGGAGTTACATAACCTTCAGTTCTGGAACTGTATGGATTATGGCGTAACTGTTGTTCAGAAGCAGTTTGTAGGTAGTATGCATTATGAGTGCTATACAAGGGACTATGGACCCCAGACAGGGACATATATCTGCACGATTGATAACTACCATCAAGATCCTGATGCAGTTGACTATGCAACGTCCGAGAACCCCTCGGAACACAAGTCACATAACTTGATTGAGCTTGATAATGGGCAGTTTGCACTGTATCCAAACAATCGAACTCGTATTTTTGACAACTCACTCACTCCTGAGACGCCAAAAATTCCAGATTTCAAGGTTTCGACTGTTTATTACCAAGTTGAGAACGGTCATGACCGAGATGGGCTCGGAAATGATGAAAATTACTTCTGGAAAACAGCAAAAGAACGCAAAAACGAAGAAAATTTACCGGAATTTTAAAAAATGAACGATTTTTTAGACAATTTAGGCAATAATCAGCATCAAAAGATGCTTCGTGAGATCGCAAACGACAAATTGACTCCAAAAAAGTCAGATAAGGTCAAAGAGAGCGAAATTTTCGACTCAGAAAGTGACCCAGAACCACTTTTTGGGTGATAAATAACTACTAATTAGCGTATTTTTGTGTTTTAAATGCCTTTAGAGAGGGTAAGTCAAGGTTTTAAGGATCTGAGTGCTAGTTTTCAGAGCAATCCTCTGAATAGTGACTTGATCGCAATAAAAAATGAGACTGCAATATCTCGTTCTATACGAAATATTGTTTTTACCCTCCCTGGTGAAAAGTTTTTTAATGAAGATTTTGGATCAAACGTATCTCGCTCACTTTTTGAGAATATTGATTCTATTTCTGCTAATCTGATTGAGGATGAAATTAAAGTATCGATTAACAGATTTGAACCAAGAGTAAGATTAATTGACGTAGAAACGAAAGCTAATTTTGACGATTATGCTTACAATGTGAAAATTATATACGAAATCGTTGGTATTGATGTGCCAGCACAAGAATTACAATTCGTCTTGCAACCGACTAGGTAACAATGCCACTCTCAAATTTTTCCAATCTTGATTTCAATCAAGTTAAAACAACACTTAAGGAATATTTAAGGTCAAATTCCAATTTTACGGATTATGACTTTGAAGGATCGAATCTTTCGACGATCCTTGATGTGCTGGCATATAACACGTATATAACCTCATATAATGCAAACATGGTTGCGAATGAGGTTTTTATTGATAGTGCTACTTTAAGAGAAAATGTAGTAGCATTGGCAAGAAATATTGGATATGTTCCCAGATCACGTAAATCAGCAAGAGCTACAATTAGTTTTCAGGTAAACACCTCAAATATCAACCCTCCTCCAGTATCGATCACCTTAAAAAAAGGTCCAGTTGCATCAACATCAGGAACATTTGGCAATCAATCATTTGTTTTTTCGATTTTAGAAGACATCACTGTTCCGGTTTTTGATGGAATAGCAACTTTTAACGATATTAACGTTTATGAGGGTAATTTACTCTCGACTAATTTTACTTTCAGTGCAAGAAATCCATTTCAAAGATTTACACTCCCAAATGCTGGTGTAGATACAGCGTTGATTTCTGTTTCGATCAAAGCAAACGAACAATCAACTCAATCAGTCAAATATTCTTTACAAGATAGTCTTTTTACAGTTAACTCTGACTCAAGAGTGTATTATCTCCAAGAGATTGAAGATGAAAGATATGAACTTCTTTTTGGTGATGATATTTTTGGAAAGGCATTAGAAGAAGGTAATTTTATCACAGTAAATTACATAACATCATCAGGTGATAGTGGAAATGGTGTTAACACTTTTAAGTTTGCTGGTAGGTTGACATATACAAGAAACTCTGTTGAGTATAATGTAACATCTGGTATTTCTCTACTAACCACCGGTTTAGTATCATCTGGTGGAGAGTCAATTGAATCAGTTGCCTCAATCAAAAAGTATGCCCCTCGCATTTATGCGACACAAAACAGAGCATTAACTGCTGACGATTATGAAGCACTGATTCCATCAAAAATTTACCCTGAAACTGAATCCATATCTGTTTTTGGTGGAGAAGAGTTAATTCCTCCACAATACGGAAAAGTTTTTATTAGTATTAAACCAAGATTTGGTGATTTCTTACCAAACTTAGTAAAAGAGAATATTCGTAATAGACTAAAGAAATTTGCAGTTGCTGGAATAGTTCCAGAAATACTTGATTTGAAATATCTTTATCTTGAGGTCAATTCAAAAATTTATTTCAATACAAATCTTGCTCCAAGTTCTGAATTTGTATCATCTATTGCTCAATCAAATGCAAATAAGTACTCTGAATCGACAGAGTTAAATAGATATGGTGCAAGATTCAAGTATAGTAAGTTTCTAAAGATTTTAGACGATAGTCACGAATCTGTCACATCTAATATTACAACAGTTGAGATGAGAAGGGATTTAAGAGTTATTCTTAATACCCTGACAGAATACCAGATCGGTTTTGGTAATGAATTCCATATTAAAAATATGGCAGGGTATAATATCAAATCAACAGCTTTTAGAGTTGCTGGTTTAAATGAAAATGTTTATATATCTGATATTCCAAATACAAATCGAATAGATGGTACATTATTCCTTTTCACAGTTCCCTCAGTGAATTCAACAAATCCAACAATAGTCAGAAGGAACGTCGGAAGTATAAATTATCAGAAAGGTATCGTCACTATTAATCCTATCAACATACTGGCAGGAAAAGTTAAAGATGGACAACCAATCATTGAGTTGTCTGCCGTGCCGCGCTCAAATGATGTCGTCGGATTACAGGATCTTTATTTGCAACTAGATATTAGTAATAGTAATTTTGAGATGGTTGTTGATAACATTGCTTCTGGACTTGATCCATCAGCATCGAACTATATTACATCCTCTTCTTATGCTAACGGTGCCCTTGTTCGTGTAACGGGTGATATTGCAACTACAAGTGGTCAAAGAGTTGTAAACGTTTCAAATGTTTCTGCAACTGCTACAACCCGCTCTGGTTCAACTGCTACCACATCCACGACCACTACCACGACTACTACATCAACAATTCCTTCCGCAGCGAGTGGAACATCATCCGGTTCATCTGGTGGTTCTTCATCCTCAGGCGGTTCATATTCCTACTAAGAAGTAAATCATAAAATGGCAGAACAAAGAGTACTTTTCAGCAACGTAGTTAAGAACCAAGTCCCTGCGTATATTAGGGAAGGATTTCCACTTCTCGTACAGTTTTTAGAGCAGTACTACGTCGCTCAGGAATATCAAGGAGCTCCTGTTGACTTAATTCAGAATATTGACAAATATATTAAGTTAAACGAAAATACTAATTTAGTAGATTCCGTAATTCTTGGATCTGATGCAGATTATAACGACACTACAATTAATGTAGACCTTACAAAGTCTCCCACCGGGACAATTGGATTTCCAGACACTTATGGCATCTTAAAGATCAATGATGAGATTATTACATATACTGGAAAAACCTCATCATCATTCACTGGATGTATTAGAGGTTTTAGTGGAGTCACATCATACAAGAATGAAAACAAACCCGAAGAATTAGTATTCTCCACATCATCTGTTGCAACTCATGAGTCTGGTGCAACTATTGAGAATCTCAGTATTCTTTTCCTTAATGAGTTTCTCACAAAATTAAAGCGTCAAATCACACCAGGACTCTCTAACAGAGAGTTTACACCTGGACTGAATCAAAATCTCTTTATTAAACAGTCAAAAGATTTTTATCTCAGTAAGGGAACTGATCGTTCTTTTGAGATTCTCTTTAAGGCTCTTTATAATGAAGATGTAAAAATCGTAAAACCAAGAGATTTTCTGTTTACTCCCTCAAACGCAGACTTCAGAGTAACTAACGATTTGGTCGTTGAGGCAGTCACAGGAGACCCTACAAACCTCTTGGATTCTGTTCTGAACCAGAATACCTATAAAGATCTATTTACGAGAGCGTATGCCCCAATTACGTCTGTAGAGGCTGTAAACGTTGGAACTGGCAACACATTCTATAAGTTAAGTATTGACTCTGGTTACTCAAGAGACATTGGTGTTGATGGTGCTCTTTATGGAGAATTTTCAGTTCATCCTAAAACTCAAGTCATTGGTCAAGTTGCAGCAGGAGCAACGGTATTTGATGTTGACTCTACTGTTGGGTTCCCTACAGGTGGTGAACTGTACGTTAACTACTTTGATAACACCACAGGGGTAGTGTCTTTTACCTCAAAGTCTCTGACGCAGTTCTTCGGTTGTTCAAATATAACCAAGAGAATAGTTGACACGTCAAGCGTTGGGATTAATACATATGCGTATGGATTTTCTTTTTCAAATCCAAACGAACAAATCCAGGTAAGAATTAACTCTGTTCTTAGTAATCTTACTGTTGATGCTGGGACAAAATATCTTTCTAAAGAAGATGACATTATCATTAAATCTTTAGGTTCTAAATCCACAAATTATGCATCAAAAAATTGGGTATATAATGTCTCTCCAACATATCAAGTTCAGTCAGTTGAACTGATCGACGAATCTGATCAAACTTACTCAATTAAACTTTCAAAAGAACACTATTTAAGAGTTGGAGATATTTTTGGAATTACTGGTGGTGACAATGCAGAAAAGACCGGATCCATCATCGATATTCAGTCTCCGACTGAAATTAGAGTCAGAGGTCAAGGAAGACTTATTCTTACGGATACATACTCCCTTCAAAGGAAAATAAGTAGAGCTGCCTCTAATGTATTCACGTCTGTTGTTGACATAAATGCAAACGTTCAGAACGTCTACCTTAAAGAAGGTAACTCAAGAGGTAGATCTGAAAGTATGATGGTTGCTTCACCATCAATCCCTTTTTATAATGCACAACCGATTGATACAACAGATAGAACCATTACTTTCTCAGGCACTTTCTCAGGGACAGAGTTTGCGATTACAACAACTGACGATCATGGATTCTACACTGGCGATGCCGTTTACTATCTCCCAGAGATATCAACAGAGAGTTTCATTAGTGAAAGCGGAGAAGTAGATGAAAGAAGCGTTGTTAAGAGTTCTCTGTTTGCAGAGGGACTTTATTTTGTAAAAAGAGTTAGTTCGACAACAATACAACTCGCAAAGAGCAGAACTGATATTTTTAATTCCACGTTCGTTTCTGTTACTAGCACCGAAGTTACTAATAATAAAATCAAACCATATGATTTTAGAGGAAGAACATTAGAGTCACAGAAACTTTTAAGAGAGATAAAACTCCCTACTGAAGATGGAAATCTTCATCCTACTGAACCAGGTTTTACTGGTGTATTAGTTAATGGGGTTGAGATCAAAAACTATAAGTCAAATGATCTTATCAACTATGGCAAATTAAATGAGATTGAAGTAGTTTCGCCAGGAAGTGGATATGACGTTGTTACTCCTCCTCTTCTGAATATCTCAGACTCCGTTGGCACTGGTGCAACAGGTTATGTTGCAGTCAATGGAATCCTTGAAGAGATTAAAATTGTTGATCCTGGGTTTGACTACGAAACCACACCAGTTATAACGATCACTGGTGGCAATGGATCAGGTGCAAAAGCATTTGCAAACATGAGACAGTCATATCATGAGGTCTCATTTAATTCTCAAGCAGAGGGTGGAGAAGTAACTCTCTCTACGTCAATAATCGGATTAGGAACTTATCATAAGTTTAGAAACGCAGAGAGAATCGTATATAACCCCGATGGTCAAAGGGCTATTGGAGGAATTACTACTAATAGTTCTTACTTTGTATCAGAGGTGAGTTCGACATCATTTACACTTCATAATACAGAGAATGATGCAATATCTGGTATTAACACCATATCATTTACTTCCTTTGGACTAGGTAAGCACAAAATAAGGTCCTATAATCAAAAACTGTCAATTGAAAATATTACAGTAACTGATTCTGGTGATGGTTATCAAAATAAGCGTAGAACTGCTGCGTCTTCGGGCATAAGCACTTCTATCAATACCATCACTATTACGAATCATAACTATGAGTCTGGCGAAATTGTTAAGTATACTGCAGAAGATACTGCTATTGGTGGATTAACCAGTGGGACAGAATATTACGTATCAAAAGTTGATAACAACAATTTCCAACTTTCAGAAATAGGATCAGGTTCGGTTGCAAAAGAATTTTATTATAACACAGATCAGTTTATTAATTTTACAACCACCGGATCAGGCATTCACTCATTTAACTATCAAGATATTTCTGTTAGTGTTACTGGTAAAGTCGGTATTAGTTCTGTTGGCACTGAAACTTTTGAAGCAGAAGTACAACCAGTATTCAGAGGCGAAATTACTTCCGTCCATCTTTCAAATCAGGGTGTAGGATATGGTTCTTCAGAAATCATCAACTTTGTAAGAAATCCACTCGTAAGTCTGGTATCCGGTTCTGAAGCACAACTTTATCCAGTAGTAAATGATGGAAAAATAGTAGATGTTGTAATTGCGAACGCAGGTAAGAATTATAATACTCCACCAGAAATTGGAGTTGATGGAGATGGAATTGGAGCTGTCCTTACATCAGAAATCAACTCTAGTGGTGAAATTTCATCAATCAAAATTGTCAAGTCGGGTGCGGATTACACTCAGAGTGAAACAACAGTATCAGTTACTTTCCCTGGGTCAGGTGTAGAATTTGCACCATCAATCCAAAATTGGAGAGTCAACAATTTTGAGAAGAATTTTGAGTCATTTAAGAATGATGATGGATTTATAACGATAGGTGCCAACAGTGATTATGGTCTTCAATATTCATCATTATATGCACCCAGAAGTCTTAGAAAAGCACTGACATCAGTGGACCAAACTGGCAAGGTTCTTTATGGAAACGCCGATCTTAAAATTGCAAACAATGTTGAGACATCATCCACTGATCACTCACCAATCATTGGTTGGTCATATGACGGATACCCAATTTATGGTCCATATGGATATCTAACAAAATCTGGTGGTGTCGTATCACAGATGAAGTCTGGTTATAAAATTAATCTCAAATCCAATAGACCACCTGAGAGTATTTTCCCCGAAGGATTCTTTGTTGAGGATTACACTCATTACGATCTTTCTGACGAAACCGTACTCGATGAGAACAATGGAAGATTCTGTATAACACCAGAATTCCCAGAGGGGACCTATGCATATTTTGCAACTATCAATACACTTACGGTTGATTCATCTGGTCCTTTCCTTAACTTTAAGAGACCAGCGTTCCCATACTTAATTGGTGAAAACTACAAAGCCATCCCCAATAAATTTAATTTTGACGCATCATCAAACCAAGATCGTTATGATCTAAATGCAACTGATTATTTAAGAAATACAGATCCATATAATTTAATTGATGGTGATTTAAACTATACATATCTACCACTTCCAAATAATCTAAATCAAAAAGTTCACATCACATCATCTTCTCCAGGGACTCTTGGAAGCATTGGTATCTCAACAGGTGGAGACAATTATAAAGTTGGTGAAGAGATTGTATTTGATAATAGTTTGACTCAAGGAGATGGTGCTATTGCAAGGGTTGAACGTCTTAAGGGAAGACCAATCAATAGTGTTAGTGTGGCTACTAGCACTATTCAGAATGTAGAGATAGTTCCTTCAGATACTGATGGCACATATTTGGTATTTACGAACAACCCTCACAATTTTAGAAATAGTGATGTATTGTCAATATCTGGTTTGTCAACTACATCATCAAAAATTGAGGGATCTTATACTGTAGGAATTTCATCAAATATTCTTACTTTGAGTGGAGTGGGTTCCACATCATCTGGTCTTGGGACTGCTGGAGTAACAGGTATCGTAACAACCTTTAAGGTAACTGGAAATATTGGTTATCCTGCAATTAGGGAAAATGATATTCTTGGTATAGGCACAGAGAAAGTTCAAGTTCTTAACGTTGATAGAAAATTATCACGTATTAGAGTTATTAGAGCGGTCGATGGTACAGTTAGTGCCGCTCATACTGTATCAACAAAAATATATGAATTCCCCAAAAAACTTACAGTAAACACCGGGTTTAATACTGATTATGATTATCGGGTAAATAAGCAAATTTACTTCGATCCTTCAGAAACAGTCGGACTTGGAACTGCTGAGGGCGTGGGAATTGGTTCTACAATATTCTTCTCAAACCCTGGAGCAGGAATCACTCAAATCTTTATTCAGACTAAATCACTGTACATTCCACAGCATAATCTAAGAACTGGTGATGTAGTAACATATTCTCCTGGAAATGGTGATGGAATTATATCGTATGCCGGTGCTGGTGCAGGAACAACTCTAACTGATCAGCAACAATTATTTGTGGCAAGAATCAGTGATGATTTAATCGGTCTGTCAACTGTCAAAGTAGGTCTTGGAACCACTGGTGTATTTGTTGGAATTGCAAGCACTGTTAAAGATTCAAGGACTCTGTTCTTTAGTGGAATTGGAACAGGTGTTTATCATAGTCTGAAGACTAACCACTCTGTAATCACTGGTGATATTTCCCGTAACGAGGTAACTGTATCTTTAGCAGCGACTCATGGAATACAGGGAAGACACGTTGTATTCATGGACGTAAATCCATCTTTAACAACTTCATTTAGTGTTTCATATAATGATTTCAACAGAAGAGTAATTATAGATCCAAAGTCGTTCACAGCATCTGGTATTAGTTCTTCCACAAACACGTTTACCATTGTAGATCATGGATTTACAAATGGTCAAAAAGTTATCCATACTGCCACATCTCCTGCTGAGGGACTTGAGGACAATAAGATCTATTATGTTTATGAAATTGACAAAGACAATTTTAAACTGACTGACACTCATTATGAGACAACTCGTCAGAAACCAAGCGTTGTTGGGATCACAAGTGCCTCGTCAGGCACTATTTCGCCAATTAATCCTCCACTTAAAGTATACAGAGATTCAACTGTAGAATTTAATGTATCGGATAGTTCACTCGCTTATACTAAGCAAGCATCATCATATGCTGCGTTTGCACTGAATTTCTATAGAGATAAAACTTTCACTCAACTCTATGATAAGAACGATGAAAGTTCAGTATTTAATGTTGTAAGAACTGGCACTGTCGGTATCACAACTGATGCAAAAGTTACTCTTACAATTACAAAAGATACCCCAAATGAAATATTCTACAAATTGGATCCAGTTTACGAAAGTGATGTACCAGTTGAGAAGTCTCAAATTATTAATGATAACGAAGTAAACCTCAATAATCAAATTGATGTAGAGTTTAGTGCTTACAGCGGAACGTTCCCAATCGGGAGTGCTACTACAAATTCTTTCACATATACTTTACCAGTAACACCTGAGAAGAGTTCTTACATCAGTTCCACATCAAATCTTTCATACGAAACTGATTGCACACATACCGTTGGTCCAATCTCAAAAGTTTCCATCGAAAATGTAGGTAAAAATTATTATTCCTTACCAGGGATCTCTACTGTTACCTCTGGTATTGGAACCGGTGCAATTTTAACTACAGAATCTAGTAATATTGGATCAGTTAAAAAGGTAAGAATTGAAGATATTGGATTCAATTTCCAGGTTGACAAAACTGTAAGACCAACCACCGCTCTTCCACAGATTGTTAAAATTAATTCTCAAACTGGATTTGAATCTGTTGCAATTACCTCAGTAGGAAAAGGATATGTCAAGGCACCTAGACTTGTAGTATTTGATGGAAAAACCAATGAAAGATTAACAGATGTTGATATTAGATACAAACTTGGTGACAATCAAGTTTCAATCCTTAAGAATACTTTCGGAATAAACAACACTGAGCCAAGAATTCTTCCTATTGAAAATTCAAATGGCGTAGGTATCAGCACAATTGTTTACAACACATCCACAGAGGATGTCACAGTCACCATGGCTGTTGGTTTCAGCACTGCAGATTCCTTCCCAATATCTGTTGGAGACAAAGTGATGGTGGAAGGAACCAGCGTTGGAGTTGGTTCAACTGGAAAGGGATTTAATTCTGAGAGTTATGGATATGACTTATTTGTCATTAAGTCTGTCACAGAAAATAGAGGTGGAATTGGTAGCGTATCATTTAATATCTCTGGTATGGTTAAGAGTGGAGAAATTGTTGGAGATTTTGATTCTGCTAATTCTATCGGTAGAATCATCCCAGAGAAATTCTTCCCCATTTTTGTTTCTACATTAAAACCAAACCAATATAATAAAGGTGAGACTGTAAAATCTGGCACGAAGTCGGGTGTTGTTCAAAGTTGGGATCCAAGGGTAAATCTCCTTAGTATTTCATCAATCGATGATTTCTCAACTAACGATCTTATTGTTGGACAATCATCAAACGCTCATGGAGTTGCATCTTCTGTAACTTACTTTGACTCATCTTTAAACACAAACACTCTTTCTAAAGTTTCTAAAGGATGGCAGACAAACTCAGGTTATCTTAATGACAATCTTCAGAGAGTACAGGATAGTTTCTATTATCAAAACTTCTCATACTCTTTAAGATCAAGGGTAGATTATGATACCTGGGAAGATGCTGTTGGATCTCTGAACCACACACTTGGATTTAGAAAATTCTCCGATTATCAAATGGAATCAAAACTTCCATCTGGTAGTGAAAATGCATTGGTCGTTGGAGTATCAACTAACCTTACATCAGTAGATTCTGTATATCAATTAGAGACTTTCATAGATCTTAATTGTGTAAATGATTTTGATCTTGTAAAAGAAAATTCCAAGTCACAGACTCAGATTGTATCGGATCAAATCACATTCTCTAGTAAAGTTCTTACTGATTTCTTTGAATCCGTTGGTAATAGAGTTCTGTCAATTGATAATGTCGCAAGTGAATTTAATAGTAACCCCAGACCAACTGCATTTAGCGTTGCAAATACTTTTGACCTTGATGATGTCAGAGCTCAAAAATATATCACTTATGTCAAGGACAGAAGATTTGTTGGTCAGAGACAATTGATGATCGTTGATCTTGTGCATGATAGTTCATTTGGATATATGAACCAATATGGTCGTGTTGAGACAACATACGACCAAGGATCTTTTGACTTTACTATCTCTGGTGGTCAGGGTCAACTGCAGTTCTTCCCAACCAAATCAGCAGTCAATAATTATGATATTACGACACTCTCCTATAACCTTGATGATAATCTACTTGGAGTTGGCACTACTGGCATTGGTCCAGTTCTGATTGATACTAAGAGTGTTGCTCTGAATAGTGGATCCACATCAAATGTTGTAAGTATTGCTAGCACTTACAGTTCCATTAAACTGATGGTTGAGATTACACCAGATATTAACAGGAACGAATTTGCTTACGATAACATTAATATAGTTCATGATGGAACTAATGTCTCAGTTCTTCAGTATGGTGAACTTACAACTGATCTGGGCGCAAGTGCATATATTGGATATGGAACTTACCATGCGTATATTTCAGGTTCTTCATTAAATGTTGATTACATCCCTGCATCTGATGTAGGTGTTGGAACAACGGGTGTTATTAATGCCATGGTGATTGGAGTAGGCAATAGTGACACCACTGGTATTGGAACACTTGATTTAAATCATGCAAGAATCGAAGGAAGAAATACAAGTATTGCATCTTCCACCGCACCTGTTCCTAACGTAATTGGATCTTATGCAAATGAATATGATGTTGCACACTTCATTGTTCAATTGACTGATATTACTAATAATCAATATTCACTTTCAGAATTGTTGGTTGTTGATGATTATATTTCTGATGATGGTGTTGGCGACACTTATGATACTGAATTTGGAATCATTGAGACCAACTCTGGTATTGGTACGATCGGTACACGGGTCAATGGTGCTGCTGTTGGTGTTGCTGCTACCGTAGAAGTTCTATATACACCTCCAGCAAATGTTCAGGCTCAAGCAAAAGTCTTCATGGTCGCTTTGAGACATGCTGATGACGATAGATCTGAAGTTGATTTTACAAATGGAACTATTGATACTTCATTCTCTCAATATGAGGGAACCGATACTGACATTAAGAGAGCATTTGAGCTCAAGCATAGAGGAAGACCAATCTTTGAGAGATACTTTGAGGGTAATGATTCTGATGAAGTTGTCGTGGATGATAACACGATCAGACTACCAGATCACTTCTTTGTAACTGGTGAGCAATTAACATATGTCCATGCTGGAGCTGCAAGTACTCAGGCAATTGGTATTGCATCAACTTCATTTGTTGGTATTGGTACAACCGATAAAGTTCCTGGAACTGTTTTCGCAGTCAAGGTTGATGACAATAAGATTAAACTTGCAGCTACCGCTGAGAAGGCACTGAAGGCTACACCTGAGGTGCTTGACTTTACAAGTGTTGGTATTGGCACATCTCATAGATTTGTATCAACCAATCAGAACTCTAAGGGTATTCTGGCACTTGATAATATTATTCAATCTCCCATTGTTTCTACTGCTCTCACAACACACCTGCATAGAACTGCAACATCAAGTGATGATAGAATCACAGTAAGCACTGGCATCAACTCAATCTTCGGTGGAGACCTTCTTAAGATTGAAAATGAAATTGTTAAGGTGTCTGGTGTTGGTATTGGATCTACAAACGCACTTTCAGTTCAGAGACAGTGGTTGGGGACTGCACTTGCAGGACACTCAACAGATGCTCTCGTAACCAAGGTTGTTGGAAATTACAATATTGTTGATAACATCCTCAACTTTGTTGATCCTCCTGTTGGTCAAACTCCACTAGGAACCTCAACAAACAGACCTGATGAAAGAGATTGGACTGGCATTGCCACAGGATCATCTTTCCAGGGGAGAATATTCCTTAGATCTGGTGTCCAGGATACATCAAATGAGACTTATTATAGAAATAAGGTACTTGATGATATTTCCGATAATTTTAACGGAACTAATAGATTATTCACACTTACATCAGAGGCATCTAATGTTGGAGGAATATCAACCGAAAATGCAGTTGTTTTGATTAATGATATCTTCCAGGGTCCTGGTGCAACAAGTGATTACACTATTGAAGAAAGTGGTGGCATAAGTTCTATTAGATTTGCAGGAACTGCAACATCAGTTTCTTATGATGTCAATAGTTCTAATTTACCTGTTGGAGGAGTCATAGTATCGGTCGGTATGACTGACCAAGGTCTAGGGTTCCAACCTCTGATATCTGCTGGAGGAACAGCGACTGTCTCAGGTCTTGGCACCATTTCCGCTATTAGCATTGGTAACAGTGGATCTGGTTACAGAGCTGGCATCCAAACTGTTAATGTCGGTGTCGCTTTATCAAGCACCAGTGCTCCTAGTATAGAGTTTATCGGAACTGCAACAATTAGTAATGGTAATATTGTAAGTGTTGCAATCACTAATCCAGGAACTGGATATACAACAACTAATGTCCCTTATGTAATTTTTGATGATCCACTTTCCTATTCTGGTATCGCGCTTACATACAGTTCTGTCTCAAGCGGAATTGGTAGTGGAGCTACTATAGATGTTGTAGTTGGTCAGGGATCGAGCATTATTGATTTTGAGATTCGCAATACTGGATTTGGATATAAGTCTGGTGAGAAATTGACAGTTCCTATCGGAGGACTCACTGGTATTCCAACCACTTCCACATATAGAGAATCTCTGATTGATATTCAGAAGGTATTTACTGATGAGTTTACTGCCTGGTCACTCGGAACTCTGCAAGTGCTTGATAACCTTGATAATCTCTTTGACGGAAGCACCGTTGCATTCTCACTCAGAGATTCTGGATCGCTTATCACGATTAGAGCAGCGAAAGGTTCTAATATTAATGTACAGGATGTTCTCCTTGTGTTTATTAATGATACACTCCAAGTTCCTGGTGAAGGATATACCTTTAACGGTGGTTCTACTATCACATTCACAGAAGCACCTAAGGTAGGGGATAAATCTAAGATTATCTTCTATAAAGGCACTGGAGCAGTTGATGTTGTCTTCAGAGATATTATTCCTCCAGTTAAAATTGGAGACACATTACAGATTGAGTCAGACGTTGTTCATCTTAATGAAGATCCCAGAGTTGTTGACCAAATTGATTCTACTGATATTATCACAACTGACCCATATTATGGTCCAGGAAATACAGCAGATGAAAATCTTGTTAGACCTGTGATTCTTTGCAGACAAACTGAAGATAAAATTATTGATAATAAAGAAGTTGGCAAAGACAGAGAACTTTATGAACCTGGCATCAATCCAGGTGCGTATCTGATTAAATCTGTTGGAATTGGATCTACAACAATCTATGTTGACAATATCAGACCCTTCTTTGATTCTAAAGTTGAGGACGCTACAAGTCTTACCTTCCAAAACAAAGTAACACTTGTTTCACAGGATACTAAGACAGGTGCAGCTGCAACAGCGATTGTATCTGGTCTTGGAACAATATCTTCTATATCAATATCCTCAGGTGGTGTTGGTTACTCTACCGCTCCTACAATTAGTATCGGCGGAACTGCACAATCTGTAGGACTTGGAACCACTGCAGTTGCAACAGCATCTATTACTGCTGGCGTTGTTACTTCCATCACTTTGTCAAACGCTGGCACTGGGTATACAACCGCAAAACCACCACAAGTTCTGATTGCACCACCAGCATCTAACGTAGAAACTAATAGTGTTGGTTCATTCTCTGGTGATAGTGGAATCGTTGTTGGATTTGGAACTACTTCTTCTGGTTCTGACTTACAGATAGTTCTTGATCTTCATGTCCCAGCGGGG